ACTACACCTACAGCAACGCAGATGCTCGTGACAACTTTAGTGCAGAAAATAACCATCCAACGGCAAGTGCATCCTATGCGGCAGGTGAAAGATTTGGACTTGCTAAAGATGCTAATGTGTATATGTTTGATGGGACCTACGAGCAAAGCAAATCAGGTGGTGGTAGCACTAACAGAACCTTTGCCTACATTAGAGAATTCCACAGAACCAAATCAATTAACCCAGCAACAGGTAGAAAGAATCCGACCATTGTAAATGCAAGTTTGGGATCAATCAACATCTATTCAGGTGCCAGTATAGCACACTTTCAAGGCGCGACATTAGACAAGGGCGACGGCAGTACATTCCTCAGTGATGCTGAACTGTTGGCTCGTGGAGTGTACAAGAACGCTGGTAAATCGTGGACTAATTTTACCAGCAACACCAACTTTCAAGTAAACAGTTCTGCACCTAACAGTGATTTGGTAGATGCCATAGCAGAAGGTATCATTGTGGTCTCTGCGGCTGGCAACGATAACGCTTACACTGATGTATCAGGCGGCAACAACTACGACAACTACTTGGTTGCTGGCGCCGCATATGCGAATAGGAACTACTTCTTCAATGGCTACTATCCATTCAGAGATTATTACCATCGTGGCGACAACTTCTCATTCAACGGAGCAATAAACGTAGGCGCTCTAAGCAACCGCATAGATCAAGGTAAATCAGACTTCAGCAACTGGGGTCCTGGCATAGATATATATGCCGCTGGAGAGAATGTAATGGGTGCTATGATGAAAGATGAAATTGCCTACGGTAATCCCTATTACGGACAGGAAAACAATACACCAAAATGGGATACAATGGGTTCGCAAAACGGCACAAGTTACGCCTCACCTTTTATAGCAGGTTTGCTGGCTTGTTTAGCAGAAGTATATCCTACATTGACACAGGCACAAGCAATAACATATTTACAAAACAATGCTGTTACAGGATTGATGGCGGACACTGCAAACGCAATAGACGTAGATGTAAGCACAAGAGTGAGCACGGACGGTTCAAACATTGATAGAATAGCACTGTGGAAGAATCACAGGCAAACATCAGGTAACATGGCGTTCAACACATACAACAAAGACGTAAACACTCGTCCTACAAGTGGATTAATGTATCCTAGAGTTAGGATTAGACGAAGAGGATAAGATAAATAATTGCATGTTATTATTTGAATTAGAAGCACCAGCATTTACACAAGTATCAGCAAAAGTTGATATGTTTAGTAAAAATCCTGACGTTCCTACACGAGAAGTAGGCAATGCGTCACCTGTTGAAGCACACGCTGAGGATAAAGACGAGCCGAAATATCAGGATAGCAGTGCTGCTATGAAAACTGACACTCGTAAAACACGTCTTACACTAGAACAGTTAAGCAAACTGCGTAAACTTGCTGACTTAAAAGCAGCAGAATACCAAGAGTCTATCAAAGAGATTAGACGCCAGTATGCATCTGCACCTGCTGCAGAATAACTGCATTTCCCCTTAGTCTACTTTTTGGCTCAAAAAGTACGCATTTATCCAGTAAAAACTCCTTATTACTAAATAAAACTACAAAATGCCTTATGAACAAAGTATTATAGGAGTTAATAATGTCAGAAAACAAGTTTGAACAACTAATCGAACTGTTTATCGCAGAAGATGAGCAGGGCGCAAAAGACTTGTTCCATGAGATTGTAGTAGAAAAGTCACGTGACATCTACGAATCACTAGTGGACGAGGATCAAGTTGAAGAAACTGCTGAAATCGAAGAAGATGAAGAAGCAGTAGAAGAGTCAGAAGAAGAGATTGAAGAATCAGATTTTGATGAAGCAGAACTAGGCGGCGACGCTGCAGACGATATGATTGATGATATCGAAGCAGACGAAGAAGGTCTTTCAATGGAAGACGACGAAGGCGACGAAGAAATCGAAGACCGCGTTGTAGAACTAGAAGATGCACTAGAAGAGCTTAAAGCAGAGTTTGAACAGCTAATGGCTGGTGACGACGAAGCTGAAGACGGCGACATGGATATGGACATGGACATGGACATGGGCGACGAAGAAGGTGAAGAAGAAGGTGAAGAAGAAATGGAATCAGTTGAAGAAACTGAGGAAGTTGTTCGTGAATACACCGAAAAAGCTCCGGCACCTGTAACTAGCGAACAAGGCGACGGATCAGCAGGTCCAGTTGCTGGTAAAAACGATATGGGCGGCAAAGCAGTAGATCCAACTGGTGAAGAAAAAGGTGGAGCAACACCTAAATCAACAGTACAAACTGATGCAGCTGATCCACGTGACGCTACAATGAGTAAAGCGTAGAGACAAACCTATGTTATACTTGAGAGAGAACTTAACCGCACTAGAAGCTGGTATTGTTGTGGAAGCAACAGAAAAAGCTGATGGCTCAAAGGATCTCTTTATGAAGGGCATTTGTATCCAGGGCGGGGTTAAAAACGCAAACCAGCGTGTTTACCCCGTTTCTGAGATTACTACTGCCGTTCAAAGTGTCAATGAACAACTTAAAGAAGGAAAAAGTGTTCTTGGCGAAGTTGACCATCCCGATGATCTCAAAATTAATCTTGATCGAGTATCGCATCTGATACAAGAAATGTGGATGGACGGACCTAACGGTTACGGAAAACTTAAGATTCTTGAAACACCTATGGGAAAACTTGTGGAAACAATGATCAAAGGTGGAGTAAACTTAGGAGTTAGTAGCAGAGGCAGTGGAGAAGTAAATGAATCCAGTGGCAATGTTAGTAACTTTGAAATTGTAACGGTTGACATCGTTGCACAGCCGAGTGCTCCTAATGCATATCCAGTAGCAATTTACGAAGGACTATTGAATATGAATGGTGGGCACAGAGTACTTGACATTGCTCGTGAAGCAAACGGCGATGTTAAAGTACAAAAATACTTGAAGGACGAAGTAGTTCGTCTTATCAAGGACTTAAAGATCTAGGAGATCAAAATGCTAGATGCTATCAAACCACTACTAGATAGCGACCTTGTTAACGAGGACACACGTTCCGCAATCCAAGAAGAATGGGATGCGAAAATGGGTGAAGTCCGCAATGAGGTAACTGCAGAACTTCGTGAGGAGTTTGCACAACGCTATGAGCATGATAAATCTACTATGGTTGAAGCCTTGGATCGTATGGTTACTGAAGGTCTAACTACAGAGCTAGAGCAGATCGCTGAAGAGCGTAAAGCAATCTCTGAAGACCGTGCTAAGTTTGTTGCTAAGATGCAGGAAGCATCAGGCACATTCGACAGTTTCCTAGTTAAGACACTTTCTGAAGAGATTAAAGAACTTCACGCTGAAAGAGCTACTCAACAAGAGCTAATGGGCAAACTAGAACAGTTTGTTACTTCGCAACTTGGTGAAGAGATCAGTGAGTTCCAAAAAGACCGACAGGATGTTGTTGAAACTAAGGTACGTTTGGTTAAAGAAGCTCGTAATAAGTTTGCTACATTAAAAGCAGACTTTGTCAAGCATACAAGTCAAGCAGTAAACGAAGCAGTAACTGGCTATCTAAAAGGTGAAATGACTCAACTTAAAGAAGATATTCAGATTGCAAAAGAAAACACTTTCGGACGTAAAATATTCGAAACTTTTGCTACAGAGTTTTCTTCAAGTCATCTCAATGAGAATCAAAAGATTAAGGAACTAGAATCAGCATTGCAAATGCAATCTGAAGAAGTTGCACAAATCAACGAATCACTTGAAGAGAAGTCAAAACTAGTTGAGAGGAAAGAGCAAGAGATTGCTATTATTCAAGAGAATGTTGAGCGTAAAGATACACTTAACACTCTAATGAAACCACTCAACAAAGATAAGGCAGCGATTATGACTGACCTACTTGAAAGTGTACAAACTTCAAAGCTGAAGAACGCTTTCGACCGTTACCTACCAGCAGTGCTAGACGGCAAATCAAAAATCAAGGAAAGCAAAAAAGAAGTTATCCAGGAAAGCCGCACTGAAGTAACAGGTAATAAAGAAACTAAAACAGTCCAGGTGGAAGATGACAGCAACATCGTTGACATCCGCAAACTTGCAGGCTTAGCAAAATAAAGTACAAAAGAGGAGACTATAATGTCAGACGTACTATTAGAAAGCCGTTGGGATGATACCAAAGACGCCCTTCTTGAAGGTCTAGAAGGTAATCGCCGCAACAGCATGGGTGTAGTTCTTGAGAACACACGCAGATACTTGCAAGAAGCAGCAACAACAGGTGCTTCAGCTGCAGGTAACGTAGCAACACTTAACCGTGTGATCCTACCAGTGATCAGACGTGTTATGCCAACTGTTATCGCTAACGAAATCGTTGGTGTTCAGCCAATGCAAGGCCCAGTTGGACAGATTCACACTCTACGTGTTCGTTATGCAGACACAGTATCTTCATCAGCAAGTGCACCGTTTGATACAAGCACAACAGCAGGTGACGAAGCACTATCGCCATTCAAGATTGCAACAGCGTATTCAGGTTCAACCACAACAGGTAAAGCTGATACAACAGCAGCAAAAGAAGGCACAGGTGGTTCACAACTATCAATCCAAATCTTGAAGCAGCCGGTCGAAGCAAAGACTCGTAAGCTACAAGCACGTTGGACTTTTGAAGCAGCACAAGATGCACAGTCAATGCACGGCATCGATGTAGAAGCAGAAGTAATGGCAGCTCTTGCACAAGAGATCACTGCTGAAATCGACCAGGAAATCCTAGGTTCACTTCGTTCACTAGCAGCTACAGAAGAAACATACAACCAGGCAGCAGTGTCAGGTACAGCAACTTACGTTGGTGACGAGCATGCAGCACTTGCAGTTCTAATCAACCGCACAGCAAACAAGATTGC